ACGTGTTTCCATTTCCAACAAAGGTGGTTCAGTCCGTTCAGGTGCCAAAAGATAGAGCCATCTTTGGTTTGCCAAATCGTTACTTTATGGGCATTGGTACAGAAAAGAATGGCAAGATGGAGTTTTCTGACGAATACAAGTTTTTAGAAGATGAAAGAATGTATCTGGTAAAAATGTATGGACATGGTGAGCCCCTTGATAATACAGCCTTTGTTTATACAGATATTAGTAACCTTGTGCCTACCATTCAAAAGGTAACCGTTGACGGAGTTGTCAATACAAAGGCGGTGGTTTAAATGAAGGCAAGAGCAATTCATGGCTTTATTGATAAGATTTCTATGGAAGATATCCCAAAGGGTGCAGAGATAGAGGTTACTGATGAGAGATTTGAGGAAATCAACTCCACGCATTTGGGTGCCTTTGTGGAAGAAATCATAGAACCAGAAGTTAGGGTTGAACCAAAAGCTGAAGCAGAACCAGAAGTTGAAGTAGAGGAAATTACAGAACCAAAAGCTGAAGCAGAAGTTACAGTTGAATCAGAAGCAGAACCAGAAGTTAAAGTTGAAGAAAGACCTAAAAAAGCCAACAGAAAAAGAACGGAGGAATAGGTGATAGGATGGAACCCGAACTGTTACAAGCAGTACGAAATTATTTAGATATTACTTGGGTGGATGATGCTTTGGACGAGAAACTGGTGGGCATTCTTGCTAGGGGCATGAAATACATCGACAGTGTGGCTGGAAAAGAAATGGATTATTCTGTGGAGGATAAAGCAAGAGAATTGCTGTTTGATTATTGCCGATATGTAAGGTCAAATGCCCTAAATGAATTTCAGGACAAGTATTTACACGAACTTCTTATGCTGCAGATAACCGAGGAGGTGAGGGCCTATGCAAAAGGTACAGACATTTAATGACGGGGTTGTAATGATTTTTAAATTGAAGAATACGGCGGAGCCTGGGAACACACCAGTAGAAAAGCTGATATTGAAACAGGTACTACGGTATAAGGAACGAACGGTTGGATTTGGTCGGTATTACACTGCCAAGCAACAAAATATTAAGGTTGCAAACGTTATTCGTTGCCCTAGGGTAAGGGGGTTGTCTGAAAAAGATACAGATATCTTGATTGCCGTTTTGGTTGATGGCAATCAGTATAAGGTGGAACAAGTGCAGTACATAGAGGGCAGTAATCCACCCGTTATGGATTTGACATTAGAAAGGGTGAAGCAGACTTATGCGTTTGGTTGACTTAAAAAACACGCTTTTGACGGTCACGGATCAGGTGTATCATTTCATTGCCGAGAGTGGAACCCAAGCACCTTATATTGTTTGGGCAGAGGATGGGCAAAAGGATTCCCTTCATGCTGATGGGGGCATGACAGAACAATCCATTGAGGGTAGCATTCATTATTTTACCCCAAAGGAGTTTGATGCAACCTTTGAAAAGATACAAAACGCATTGAACGAAGGAGGCATTTCCTTCCGACTAAATGCGATCCAGAAGGAGTTAGAAACAGGATTGATACATTATGAATGGGTGTGGTGTATTGGCTAGGATTACATTTAAAAAAGGGGACGAGTATGCTTTGAAGTTGTCAAGATTGGGGGACGCCAGTGAGAAAGTAGCAAAAAAGGCAATCTATGAAGGTGTGCATATTGTGGCAGGCGAAATGCGAAAGAACTTAGAAGGCATACCCAATATCCATCATGATCAAAAAGAGGACTTGCAAGAATCTTTCGGTGTAACGCCAATTCAGAAAGATGATAAGGGTTTTTGGAATGCAAAGATTGGTTTTGATGGCTATGGCTCACATACAACGAAAGCATACCCAAAAGGGATACCGAATCAACTTCTTGCAAGAGCCGTGGAAAGTGGGACATCCTTTCGGAGTGCAACCCCATTTGTGCGAAGGGCAGTCAATGCAACAAAGAAAAAATCATTGGAAAAAATGAAACAGGTTGTCGATGAAGAAGTACAAAACATAATGAATGAGTGATTATTTATGGCATCTATCGGTTTAAGAAAACCATATTATGCAATTTACAGCAATACAAAGGGTACGGTGACTTATGCAAAGGGTGGAATTTTAGCAAAGGCAATCGAATTTTCTGCAAAGATTGAAGGTGGAAAAGACGAGAATCTGTATGCGGATGATGGGATTTCAGAAACAGACAGAACCTTTTCTGGCGGTACCATCAGCATTACAACAGATGATTTGACGGGTGAGGCAAGCTGTGCAATTTTAGGGATTACGGCAAAAACGATTACGGTTGGGGAAAACGAGGAAGTGAAAGAGATTGTCTATGACGATAATATGGTTCCTCCCTATATTGGATTTGGTGTGATTATCCCTAAAAAGAGAAATGGCGTTGTTTGTTATCGTGCCGTTGTGTTAGAAAAAATTATGTTTGATATTCCAGAAGAATCGGCAAAGACAAAGTCAGATAAAATCGAGTGGGGCATACCGAAGATAGATGGTACCGTACTACGATCTGATGCAACAGGACACCCATGGAAACGGGAAGTTACGGTTGACACGGAAGAGTTGGCAGAAGCATACATCAAGCAGTGTTTGAACATTACAGAGATACCTATTGTATAAGGAGGAATTGAATATGGGACGAATAAAGGAAATTGAGGTTGCAGGAAAAAAGCTCACACTTAACTTTTCCACAAAAGCAGCCAAGGCAGTTGATGAAAGATTCGGTGGTATTGAACAGATTGGAGAAGTATTTTCTGGCGATACGGTGGCAGGCATTATGGAGAACATTGTATGGTTCTTGTATCTTTTGACGGAGCAGGGTGCGGCCTATTCGAAGATTGTGAACGGTGAAGAAGTTGCAGTCTATTCGCTAGAAGAATTGGAAGTCTTGGTTGGGTTTTCAGATATCATGGAAATGCAAAATGTTCTTTTGGAGGCCATTGGTATGGGTATGGAGGCAGAGGTCAAGGTTGAAACCGATGAAAAAAACGAGGAAACCACGCAGGCAAGTTAAGCTTTGCGTGGTTTTATTATTATGGTCGGTTGTTGAATATTCCTCGAAGGGAACTGGATTGTATGCCCTTCGGGGAATTAAAGGATATGATTGCTTGTTATCAAATTGCCCATGGAGCAAAAGAAAAGATTGTACTGGATGATGAAGATATTCTTCCAGACTTATTATGATCGGAAAGGAGTGAGGGAATGGGGTATGATATCGGTCCGCAGATAGGGATTGATGGGGAAGCCGAGTTTAGACGTTCGATACAACAAGTCAATGCGAATATCAGAACATTGGGAACGGAAATGGCAAGGGTTACATCGGAGTATGCCAGAAATGACAAGAGCCAAGAAAACCTTACCAAACAGAACAAAGTCTTGAATAAACAAATGGATGTGCAACGGCAGAAGATTCTTGGGTTGCAACAAGGGTTATCTGAATCTGCCAAAAAATATGGTGAAAATGATGTCAAAACACAAAAGTGGCAACAATCCGTCAACCATGCGGTAACGCAATTAAACAAGATGGATCAGCAACTGCAAGGGAATAACGTAGAGTTGGCTCAGATGGCAGAAAAGTCACAGGATGTAGAAAAAGGTCTTGGACCGATTGCCAAAAAACTAGAAGTTTTGAATAGTAGATTTAAAATGAATACGGCTGCCTTGGGTGAGAACGGAACGGGATTGGATGGACTGAAACTAAAGAGTGAAAACCTTGCAAGTTCAATGGAGTTGCAGAAACAAAAGGTTCAGACATTGGAACAAGCCTATAAGAAATCAGCAGAAAGCAAAGGCAAGGATGCAGAGGCTACGCAAGAATTAGAGATCAGATTAAATGATGCCAAGGCTACTTTGTTTCAGACAAAAGAGCAACTGAAATCCACGAACAAAGAAATTGAAAAACAAAGTAACAGCTGGCTCAAGGTTGGGGAAAGTATGCAAAGAGCAGGCGAACAGATGAAAGCAGTGGGCAAAAAGATTGCAGACGTTGGTAAAAGTTTGACGATGAAAGTGACAGCTCCGATTGTGGGAATTGGTGTTGCAAGTTCCAAGATGGCAATGGATTTTGATGCCAATATGTCCGAGGTGCAAGCCATTAGTGGTGCAACTGGGGATGATTTGGAAGCATTACGGCAAAAGGCTTTAGAAATGGGAAGGGAAACCTCTAAAACAGCAACGGAATCCGCACAGGCCTTGAAATATATGTCGTTGGCTGGATGGGATAGCAAAACATCCATAGAAGCATTGGAGCCTGTTTTAAGGTTGTCGGAAGCCGGTGCTATGGATCTGGCATTGGCATCTGATTTGGTGACAGATTCCATGTCAGCACTGGGAATAAACGTGGAACAGCTACCCATGTATTTAGACCAGATGGCACAAACGAGCCGAAAGTCTAATACGAATATTCAGCAACTTGGGGAAGCAATGGTTGTGGCAGGTGGTACTTTTAAAAACTTGAAGGTACCAATGGAAGAAGCCAACGCTGTTTTGGGTATCTTGGCAAACCGAGGCATGAAAGGAACGGAAGCTGGAAACGCACTCAATTCTATCATGATTAATCTGACAACGGGTGCAGGCAAAGCTGGAACAGCAATGGCCCAGCTTGGCGTCCATGCATTTGATAATGAAGGCCAATTTAAGGGCATGGGAAATGTCCTGAAAGAGGTAAATATAAAGACCAAAGACATGACGGAAGAACAGCG